ACACGACACACACGACCAAGATTTAGCAACAGGTATTAATTCTTGTATAAATAAAGATGGCTCTAATGCTATGACAGGTGCTATGAATATGGGTAGCCAAAAGATTAGCTCTCTTGCAGATGGTACAGCACACACAGATGGAATAAACGCAGGACAAATACAAGATGGTGGTTTAATATTCCAATCTAATGATACAGGTAGTGCAAATGCCTATGCAATAGCCTTAACACCAGCAGTAACTGCGTATGTAGCAGGACAAGTATTTCATTTTAAAGCAGGTAATACTAACACAGGAGCATCTACATTAAATGTAAATGCACTTGGTACAAAAAATATTAAGAAAAGAAATGACCAAGACCCAGCAGCAGGTGATATAGAAGAAGATGCAATTATATCTGTAATTTATGATGGAACTTCATTTCAGATGATATCACAATTAGGCACATCAGCAGGTTCTATGAGTTCATTTACTCTTACTGGAGATAGTGGTAGTAATCAAAGTATAGTAGATGGTAACACAGTAGATATAGCTGGAGGAACAGGTATTGATACTGTAGTAGGTGCAACTGATACAGTAACAGTAAGTGTAGATAGCACTATTAAAAAAGTAGGAAAAGAAACAATATGGGTACCAGCAGTATCTATGTATCCTAATACTACAAATGGTTGTGCAGCTATAGCTCAAACAGAATTAAGTAATGGTCCAGAAATAAAAACTTTAGATTTTGATAAAGATTCAGATGAGTTTGCACAGTTTGCAATAGCTTTTCCTAAATCATGGAATGAAGGAACTGTTACTTTCCAAGCATTTTTTACAGCTAATACAACAAACACAGGAACTACATTATGGGTAGTTAATGCAGTAGCACTAGCAGATAATGGAGATTTAAATACAGCATTTGGAACAGCAGTTGGTCCAGCAGCTAAAGCTATGAGTGGTACAGCAAATGATTTAGCTGTTACAGCAGAAAGTGGTGCTATAACAATAGCTGGTTCTCCTTCAACAGATGAGTATGTATTTTTTCAAATTATGAGAGATGTATCAGGAGATGATTTAACAGCAGATGCAAAATTACTTGGCATAAAATTATTCTTTACTACTGATGCAGCTAATGATGCGTAGAGGTAAACATGACAGGTTTTGGATATAACATATTAGGTTTTGGTACTGGTGTATCAGCATTACCTCCCTATCAAGCTAAAATTTTAGTAGTAGCTGGAGGAGGTGGAGGAGGTTCTACCACAGGAGGTGGTGGAGGAGGAGGAGAAGTCCTCTATGGAGCAACTATTGATATAGTACCTAATCAAACATATACAGTTACAGTCGGTGCTGGAGGTGCTGGTTCTCCTTATAGTGGAGGTGCTGGTAACTCTAGTGATGGAGATAATAGTGTATTTGGAACAGTTACTGCTATCGGAGGTGGTGGTGGTGGATTTCATGCAAGTAATAAAAATGGTGGAGATGGAGGTTCTGGAGGAGGAGCTAATAGTGCTTCTAGTGCTGTTGGTGGTTCAGCAGTAGGAACTTCTGTAACTGGATATACAACCTATGGAAATGATGGTGGAGATAATGCTGGAGGTACTGCATCAGCTGCTGGTGGTGGAGGTGCTGGAGCAGTAGGAGGAAATGCTGGTGTTAGTGGTAACGTAGGTGGTGTAGGTGGTAATGGACAAGATTTAAGTTCAAACTTTGGGACTGGTGTAGGTGCTAGTGGAGTATTTGCAGGTGGGGGTGGAGGTGGCTCTCAAAGCAATGTAGGTGGTGGAGCAGCTTCAGGTGGTACTGGAGGTGGTGGTACAGCTCAAGCTAGTTCAAGTGCAGGACAAGCAGGAACAGCTAATACTGGTGGAGGAGGTGCTGGTGGAGGTTGGTCAAGTAATTATGGTGCTGGAGGAGCAGGTGGTTCAGGATTAGTTATTATAAGATATTCTGGTTCTCAAAGAGGAAGTGGTGGAACAGTTAGCACTCCTAGTGGAGACACCATGCACGTTTTTTCATCATCAGGAACATACACAGGATAATATGGCACATTTTGCAAAAATAGATGAAAACAATTTAGTAGTAGCAGTAGTTGTAGTATCTGATAGTGATGCTAATAATGATGCTGACGGACAAACATTTTTAAATAATTTATATAAAACTACACACACATGGAAACAAACATCTTACAATACTTATGGTAATGTTCATTTATTAGGAGGAACTCCTTTTAGAAAAAATTATGCAGGATTAGGTTATACTTATGATGCTACTAAAGATGCTTTTATTCCTCCAAAAATTTATAATAGTTGGACATTAAATGAGACCACATGTTTGTATGAGCCACCTGTAGCTCATCCTAATGATGGCAATATATATATTTGGAATGAAGATAATAAACAATGGGTACAAGAATAATGATAAAAAAAATTAAAAAATTTTTTATAAAAATTAAAAAAAGATTATTTGGTAAACTATGTGAATGTAAACCTAAAAAAAAAGGTAGACCCAGAAAGGATAAATAATGGCAACAAATTCAGAAGCAAAACAAGCATCTGTGAGAGGAGTTACCTCTACTACTGCTACATTTAATGAAGATTGGTTAGCTTTATTTAATGCCAGAAGTATTGGTGCAGGAACTTACAATGAAAGATTACTAGCTTATATTAACAATAAATTAAGTAGTTCTCATACAGATTTAAATAAAGCATTACAAGCATTAGCAGTTGACCAAGGTGATGCAAACTATTCAAGTATGGGTACATTTACACCATGACACAACAATCATTAAGACAAAAAAGTTGCAGAGATGCTTCAGATACAAATGGTACATACAATGAAGATTGGATGAAAACTTTTGAA